GAAGCGCAAGTTCGCTCCGTGGCAAAAGTCTAAAAAAGATGAGAATATTGATTGTGTAAAGACCTATTTTGGTTATTCGAATCAAAAAGCCAAAGAGGCTTTGCGTATTCTCACCGATGAACAAATCTCTGAAATAAGAATAAAAACAGATAAGGGTGGGTGAAATGAATGACGTTAAGAATCTGGTAGAAGTAACTTTAAAAGAAAAAGATGATTTCCTGAAGGTGCGTGAGACACTTACCCGTATCGGTGTAGCATCTAAAAAAGACAAAACTCTTTTTCAATCTTGCCACATTCTGCACAAACGTGGGCAGTACTATGTGGTACATTTCAAAGAATTATTTGCTCTAGACGGAAAAGAAACCGATATTACCGACAACGATTTGTCTCGTAGAAATGCGATTGTCAACTTGTTGGAAGATTGGGGTCTTTTAAAAATTGTCAACAAAGAGCAAACAAAAACACCAGAACCCATCTTTCTTTCTCAGGTGAAGATCATTTCACATAAAGAAAAGAATGAGTGGCAACTGGTACCGAAATACAATATTGGTAAACGTTCAAATAATTCTTGACATTCAATATAAATAATTGTATAATCCTAGTCCCATCGGGATGGGAAACTACCATACCTGTGAAGGGTAGTAAAAGAACCACAGGTGCCAATTGAAGTCTACTGCAATTGCGCTCCCTACTTGCTAGGTGATCAAGCAGTGTGCGAATGGTTTGCCCACCTTAGGGCCTGTTTGTCGCTACGGTAAAAGGCGTCCGTGTAATTACACCTCTGACACGAAAGTTCAGACCAGTATAAGGTAAGCTGGATTAACCGCAACGCCTTCGGGGTTGCAATTTTTTGTACTCGCTTAATAGGAGAACTATATGACATACATTAAAGATGTATTCGGTAAAGACCTTTTCGACTTCCACAAATTTGATCCTTTCGCTGTTGGTTACGACAAAATGTTCGATGACCTGCAAGAAATGGCCAAATCGGTAGCCAAAAACATTCCTTCTTATCCCCCATACAACATTCGCCAAGTCAAAGATAACAAATGGGTTATCGAAATGGCCGTTGCGGGCTTCGCCAAGTCTGATATTGAGGTAACTCTAGAAGGCAATAAACTGGTTGTCAAAGGTGCAACACAGGACAGTGAACCTGAAGAAGGTACATTCCTGCACAAAGGTATTGCTACTCGCAATTTCACCCGTGAATTCAAACTTGCGGACAAAATTGAAATTGAAAATGCGGAACTTGCCAATGGCATGTTGAAGATTTGGTTGGAAAACCTAGTCAAAACACAAGACATGGTCAAGAAAATTTCCGTGAAGAGTAAAGAATAAAATGTTTAAAAAAATATTCTATTCTATTTTAGAAGCAATTCAAAATATCAAAAAGTATAAATCAGGACCCGGTATAAAAGGTAGTTAATACCTAAACCGAACGGAGGGTCTTGACAGACCCTCTTTTTCTTTGTATAATCTTATTATGAAAACGCAAAAAAAATCTATTCTCAAAAAAGTCCGTGTAAAAATCTCACATGAGGAGTTCTACACGTTTTCTGATTGGCCAGCGAAAGAAATCGATGGCGTGGAATTTATTGCCGTGAATAAACGTCTTCCAGCCGGCAATCAAACACAAATGATTCATTGGCTGCGTAAAGACAGCGTAGAATATATCAAATAATAATTGCGCCTGTAGCTCAATGGTCAGAGCAGCGGACTCATAATCCGTTGGTTAGGGGTTCAAGTCCCTTCGGGCGCACCATTTTAAAAAAGGGAAAATATGTCTATCACATTAAAAAACTTAGAAAGTGCATTGGCTGGCGAATCAATGGCCCATATCAAGTATCGATATTTCGCTAAGATTGCCCAAGATGAAGGTTTTGAGGACATTGCTAAACATTTTTGGCATACCGCAGACCAAGAACTCCTACATGCATGGGGTCACCTTGAGTTGTTGATTGGTAAGCCTTCTACTAAAGAATGTTTGGAGAAAGCAATTGAAGGTGAAACATACGAATTCACCACAATGTATCCAGATTTTCAACGTGCGGCTGAACTTGAAGGTAATCTTACCGCCTCAATGGAAGCAAAAGCACAAATTGAAGAATCTAAAGAACACGCCGAACAATTTAAAAAGGTTCTTGAATTAGCAGAGAAGCGTTTCGCTGCACTTGCTAAGGTCGAGAAACGCCACGCAGAAGCATATCAACAAAAACTAGGAGAACTATAATGAGTGAGAAAGTATATGTTTGTATCGTTTGTGGTCACACATTGTCTGAAGCAGATTATTTGAGTCTGCCAGATTCAGTTAATTGTCCCGAGTGTGGTGTTTCTAAAGAAGATTATGTTTTGATGGAGTAATTTATGGACTGCATGGTTATTGGTGATAGCATTGCGGTTGGTACAGCAATGTACCGACCAGAATGTGTTAGTTATTCGCGTGGTGGTTGGAATACTTGGCAGTGGAATAGAGATTATCTTTCTATGGCATCAAGTAAATCTTATAAGACAGTGATTATTAGTTTGGGTGCTAATGACCATGCAGGCGTAAAAACTGAGCAAGAACTCCGCAAAATGCGTCAAAACATTAAAGCGGATAGAGTTTTTTGGATTAGTCCAGGTATGGAACGCAAGCCTGTACCCCAAACTGCAATCGAAAAAATTGCAAAAGAATATGGTGATTTTGTTTTACCTAGACCTAAAGATCATATGAGTACTGATGGAATTCATCCTACAGGTAAAGGTTATAAAATTCTGGCAGAACAATCTAAATGAAACAAAAATTTCGTGATGCTTTTATGAAAACGGCCGAGGTGTTCGCAGAACTATCCTCGGCCCGTAGACTCCATGTCGGTGCGATTGTTGTAAAAGATGATCGCATCATTTCAATTGGTTATAATGGCACTCCTTCTGGTTGGGATAACAACTGTGAAGATAAAGAGTATATGGACCAAGGAGCTGGTGGTTGGCTCAGTCCAGAAGAAATTGAACATTCATGGCCAAACCTAGAACAACAACTTCCAAAAGATTCTAATGTTTGGAAAAGATATAAGTTAACAACCAAACCTGAGGTTTTACATGCTGAAACAAATGCAATTGCAAAGTTGGCTAAAAATGGCGCATCTTCTGATGGTGCCGTATTGTTTGTTACTCATGCTCCTTGTTTGGATTGTGCCAAACTTGTATATCAAAGTGGCATCAATTCTGTGTATTATCGCAACAGTTACCGCAATGAAAGTGGTATCCAATTCCTGGAGAAAGCAGGAGTTAAAGTAGAAAAGATTTAGTTGATAAATATATTTGGATAATTGTGTCTGGAAAATGGAGATTCTTTTATGCAGGTACGTATACTAAACTGTCCAGATAAAGACTTCAGACCTTTCGTTGAGAGAGCAGCCATTTTCTACGCCAAAGAACTTATACCAAATACCAGAATTCGAAATAATTGCCTAACAGAAATACATTTCGATACTAAATTAGATGATTATGGCTTCGCAAGTGTAGAAGATTACAATAGCAGAAAACAACCAAGACATTTTATTATCGAAATCAATCCACTTATTGGTTCCAGAAGAATACTTGAAACACTTGCACATGAAATGGTACACGTGAAACAATACATTTCAGGTGAAACCAATGATACGTTGACCAAATGGCGCAATAAAAAACTAGATCCTGACAAAATAGATTATTGGGTACAACCTTGGGAAATAGATGCCTATGGCAGAGAAACAGGTTTATTAACCAAGTTTGCAATATCAGAACTTCTGTGGGAAGTATTTGACGACTTTGTGAATCCTGCCGATCCAATAATAGAAAAACCAATTGCCTGGAAAAGATAATGGCTCATGTGAATTGGGGACATAAAACCTATGGTGCAGATAAAATTGAAGTGTTTCAATGGAATGAAGGTGCCATCTGCACGATAGGAAAATATTGTTCGATAGCAGACAGGGTAAAAGTCTTTTTAGGTGGCGACCACAAAGTAAACTGGACAAGCACCTTTCCACACAGATCACAAACAGGTACAAAAGGCAATATCAATATAGGCAATGATGTATGGTTAAGCCATGGTGTTACCATAATGTCTGGTGTAACGATAGGTGATGGCGCAGTTATTGCTGCCAATTCACATGTAGTTAAGAATGTTGAACCTTATACAGTTGTCGGTGGAAACCCAGCAAAATACATCA